AGGGCCACCTCAGGCGGACGCTGTTTCCACATGGGAGGTGACGGCATGGACCTCGTATCTGCCGCGGCATCGGGCGACCGCAGGGCGACGCTGGTTGCCCTGCGCGACGCGATAGCCCGCACCATCCAGACGTGCGAGAGCGGGCGCGACATGGCGTCGCTATCCAAGCGCCTCATGGAGGTCATGGGCGAGCTGGACGCGATGGAAGACCCCGACGCCGCCGTTGACGAGTTCGACGCCGTGCTTGACGAGCTGTGAGGTACGGCAACCAGCAGCCGACGTTCGAGACGGTGGGGCCTTACGACCACAGCAGCGGCGAGCGCCTCTGCGACGTGTTCGAGCGGTGGGGCACGCGCTTCTACCCGTGCCAGCGCCGCGAGCTGACGCTGTTCATGGCCCGCGACGCCGAGAACCGCTTCGCGTCGCGCACCATCTGCATATCCAAGCCGCGCCAGAACGGCAAGAGCTTCGCGGCGCGCAAGTACGCCATCACGATGGCCGCCAAGGGCAAGCACGTCCTCTACTCGGCCCACAACGGCTCGACGGTGCGCAAGATGTTCAAGTTCATCGCCGACGAGATTGAGGACACGCCCGACCTCGCGCGCAGGGTCAAGAGCGTCTACCGCGCGGCGGGCACCGAGGGCGTCTACTTCGCCAACGGCGGCTGCATAGAGTTCCAGACGCGCACCAACTCGGGCGCGCGCGGCGAGACCTACGACGTGATCATCGTGGACGAGGCGCAGGAGCTGACCTACGACCAGCTGGACGCCATCAAGCCCACCACACTGGCGTCCGAGTCGGGCGACCCGCAGATGATATTCGTCGGAACGCCGCCCAACGAGAAGTGCGCGGGCGACGTGTTCGCCGACTACCACGAGGCGGCCCACGCGGGCAAGGCGGGGTCGATGTGGTGGATGGAGTGGGCGGTGGACGTGGTGCCCGACCTGTCTGACCGCGCCGCCGCGCTCGAGCTGGCGTACAGGACGAACCCCGCGCTCGGGTACCGCATCCGCGAGGACGTGATGCTCGACGCCATCGACGGCTACGTGATGAAGCCTGACAGCTTCGCCCGCGAGTACCTCGGGCGGTGGAACCCGAGCCTGCGCGTGGCCGACTTCCTGATAACGAGCATGGCGTGGCACGCCACCGTTGGCGCGCCGCCCAAGCGCCACGACAAGCTGGCCTACGGCGTGAGGTTCACGTCGGACGGGCGCAGCGTGTCGCTGGCCGCGGCGGTCACCACGCAGGACGGCTGCCACGTCGAGTTCATCCGCACCGAGCCGACCGTGGTCGGCATCGGGTGGCTCGTGGACTGGCTTGTGACGCGCAGGGACAAGGCGGCGGCCGTCGCCATCGACGGGCGCGCCGACGCCGTGGACCTCGGGCAGCAGCTCGTCGCCGCGGGCATGCCCAAGGGCGCGGTCATGGTGGCCCGCACGGGCGACGCCATCGCCGCCGACGCGATGCTCGTGAACGCCGTGAACGACGGCAGGCTGACGCACCTCGACGACCCCGCGCTCGCGGAGAGCGCGCTGGGCGCCACGAGGCGACCGATAGGAAAGGACGGCGGCTTCGGCTTCGGCGGGGAGTGCCCCGAGAGGCTGGACGCCTGCGCGCTCGCCATGTGGGCGGCGCGAACGACAAAGCGCGACCCAAGGCGCAGAGGGAGGGTCGGATGACGAACCAGCCGGACGCGTGGCGTCCAATCGCCACGGCGGACGTGACGCTCGACGGCATCAGGACCGCGCGCGGACTCTCCGCGGAGGCCGCGTGGTGGGCGGGGCAGCTCGTGGACGAGTACGAGTCGCACGTCGCCCACAACGAGATGCTCAGGCGCTACTACGACGGGCGCGTGAGCGTCTCGGACTACGGCGTCGGGGCCGACGTGGACAACGACCAGACGTGCCACTGGCCCGCCAAGGCCGTGGACGCGCTGGCCGACAGGATCACCTTCGAGGGGTTCACCTACCCCGAGGGGATGGACGAGGCGCACGTGGGCGCACTCGAGGCCATCGAGCGCGAGAGCAACCTGCGCAACGCCTACAACCGCCACCTCGTGCCAAAGCTGCTCTACGGCTGCATGGCCGCGACGGTCACGCGCAGCCGCCAGCGCGGCGCGGTGGTGCGCTTCCACTCGGCCGAGACGTTCACCGCCATCCCGTCCCCCGACGGCCGCGACGGCACCGTGGCGGCGGGCCTCGCCATCGCCCGCGTGGAGCGCACGCAGTGGAGCGGCCCGCAGGCCGTGCCCACCATCGTCAACCTGCACCTCCCGAACGACGTGGTGCAGCTCCGCCAGGTGGCGGCGGGCGAGTGGGTGGCCGAGTCGGGCGCGACGCCCGAGGGCAGGCCGTCGCTCTACGTCTTCACCCACGACGGCACGGGCACCATGAACGCGTTCGGGCGCACGCGCGTCTCGCGCTTCGTCCGCACGCTCACCGACGACGCAATCCGCTGCATGTGGCACATGCAGATTTCGGGCGCGTACTACTCCATCCCCAAGCTGGTCATGCTGAACCTGCTCCCCGAGCAGTTCGACGCCGTCACGGGCGACAAGCTCAAGTACCAGCTGGACCGAGTGATCGCCACCGAGGCCGACGAGAGCGGCGAGTCGCGCGCGACCGTCCAGCAGCTTTCGGGCAACTCACCGCAGCCGTTCGTGGACGAGCTTCGCGCCCTCGCGTGCCAGTTCTCGGGCGCCACGGGCGTGCCGCTCAACTCGCTGGGCATCGTGCAGGACAACCCGTCCAGCGCGGAGGCCATCGGCGCCGCCCGCGAGGACATCTGCCTGCTCGCCGCCCGCGACATCCGCGAGGACCAGCCCGTCCTGCGCAGCGTGGCGCTCGCCGCGCTGGCCGTCCAGCTCAACACGACGGTGGACAGGCTGCTCGCCGAGCACCCCGAGCTTGCCAAGCTGTCCGCGCGCTTCGGCTCGCCGATGCTGCGCACGCCCGGCGAGATGTCCAACTTCGTCACGCAGGTGTCCAGCGTGCGCCCCGGCTTCGGCCAGACCGACTACGCAGCGCGAATGCTGGGCGTCCCCGACGAGCAGCTGGACGCCGTCAAGAGCGACGAGGTGCGCGCCGCGTCCAGCGCGGCGTTCAATACCATCTTCGGCGGTGAGTAACGCATGGCCGAGATTCCGCGCGTGTACGTGGACAACTTCACGGCGGCGTTGAACAAGCTATCGCAGAAAACGCGCGAGAAGCTTGCGGAAGCGCTCGCGTCCATCGACATGTCGCAGGACGTTGCGACCGTGCGCGAGCAGGTCATTGATGTAATGCAAGCCTATTGCGGCGGCGCGACCGACATGGCCGCGACGCTCGCCGCCGAGTTCTACGACGGCCTGCGCGAGCTTGCCATCGGCGAGCGCATGGGCGCGCTGGCGGCCAGCGGTCGCGTCCCAGACGCCACCGAGGGCGCCGTGAGGGCGTTCGCCCAGGCGCTCGTGGACGGCGACCAGCAGGCGTTCGCTGACAGGTGCCTCGAGCGGCTGGACTACGAGGTCAAGCGGGCCGCCGCCGAGTGCATCGAGTACAACGCGCAGAGGGACCCCGCGAGGCCGCGGTACGCCCGTGTGCCAAGTGGCTCCGAGACGTGCGACTTCTGCACGATGCTCGCCAGCCGAGGCCCCGTCTACCGCACGGAGCGCAGCGCGGGCGCGATAGACCACTGGCACGCCAACTGCGACTGCCGCGTGGTGCCCGTGTTCCGCTCCGTGGCCGTCCACACCGGCAACGGCGGCGTGGTGCGGCGCGGCGGCACGCGCATCGAGGGGTACGACCCCGACGCGCTCTACGACCGCTACATCGACGCGATGGGCAGCCCAAAGTTCCGCATGGCCGTGGCCCGCACGGGCGGTGGCAGCGGCAAGGAGACCTCGCACCCGATGCGCTGGGCGCAGGCCAAGCGGGACGGCACGGTGACGCTCGGCTCGCTCGGCGAGGTCAAGGAGCACATCGAGGCCGCGACCTCCTACGAGGACCTGTTCGAGCGCATCGAGCTGGTGAGCCGCGAGTGGCCCTACTACGGCATGTCCGAGGCCAAGCGCCTCGAGGTGCAGGCCGTCATGCGCAAGGTGCGCCAGCGGCTCATGGGCGCGAAGTCGCGCAACGCATAAAACCGACGCTCTATCCATTGTGCAAACGCACAACCCAACCCGTTGAATCAGGCCCCGCAAGGGGCCTTTTTCATATCACGCCAACGCGGAGGGCGGTCAACCTCCGCGCCGAACACCCGCTAGGGCGGGGAAGGGAGGCCACATGGCCGACGAGAACACTGCCATCGGGCAGGGCACGGAAGAAGCGCAGACGGCCTCAGCTGAGCCGTCTGGGCAGCGCACCTTCACACAGGACGAGGTGAACCGCCTCGTGGGCGACGCCCGCCAGAAGGAGCGCAGGAAGTACGAGGGATTCGTGGACGGCTCCGAGCTTGAGCAGGCCCGCGCGGACGCCAAGGCGGCCGCCGACGAGCTTGCCCAGCTCAAGGCCCAGCAGGCGCGCGCCGATGCGGTGGCGAAGGCGGCGAAGGAGGCGGGCGTGGCGTCCGACGTGGTCGCCATGCTCAACGGCTCCGACGCCGACGAGCTTGCCGCGCAGGTGAGGCGCCTGCTCGAGCTACTGCCCGTGCATCCCGCAAGGACCGACGATGGCGGCACTGGCGCCGCGTCCAAGCGGTCCACCGCTCAGATGTTCGCCGACGCCCTCGGCGACATCCTCTAACCCGCCTTAAGGAGGCAACCATGGCAATCACCCGCAGCACCACCAACGTCCTGCTCCCGCAGGAGGTCAGCGCCGAGATCTGGGCCAAGACCCTCGAGGACTCCGCCTTCATGCAGCTGGCCCGCCACATCACCATCCCCGGCACCGGCGTCAAGGTCCAGACCATCACCGGTGAGCCGCAGGCCAACTGGGTCGGCGAGACCGTGGCCAAGCCGCTCGGCGAGCACACCCTCGGCCAGAAGACCATCACGCCCTATAAGATGGCCGTCATCGAGGCGTTCTCCGACGAGTTCCGCCGCGACAAGCAGGCCCTCTACGCCGAGCTGGTCCGCCGCCTGCCCTACGCCCTCGCCACCAAGCTCGACGCCACCATCATGGGCGACACCGCCCCCGGCACCGGCTTCGACGTGCTCGGTAGCGCCACCGCCGTCAGCCTGACCCCCGCCGCGGGCAAGACCGTCTATGACCAGTTCATCGCCGTGGACGGCAACGTGTCCAGCGCCGGTGGCATCCTCTCGGGCATCGTCCTCGCCCCGCAGGGCCGCGCCAAGGTCCTCGCCGCCGTGGACGCCGACAACCGCCCGATGTTCACCGCGGGCGTCCAGTCTGGCACCATCCAGAACATCCTCGGCGCCCCCGTGGTCGTGAAGCAGGCCGTCTACTCCGCCGGCACCCCCGCCACGCTCGGCCTCGCGGGCGACTTCACCAAGGCAGTCTGCGGCACCGTCGAGGGCATCCAGATCGCAATCTCCGACCAGGCCACTCTCGGCAAGGGCGAGAACGCCATCAACCTGTGGCAGCAGAACATGTTCGCCGTCCGCGCCGAGTTCGAGGTCGCGTTCGCGGTCGAGGACGCCGCCTACTTCAACATCCTCACCGCCTAATGGAGCGCCTCATCTCACTCAACGACGTGGAGGTGATGGCGAGCGACCACGACGCGCCGCGCCTGCTTGCCGCTGGGTACCGCCGCGCCGACGAGCCAAAGCCCGAACCCAAGCGCCGCGCACCGCGCAAGGCGCCCAAGCCCGACCAGAAGTAGTGGAGGCGGCCATGGCAAGGGAATCCTACTGCACGACGGACGAGTACGAGGTGCGCTACGGCGAGGTGGACGACGTGTCCATGCTGCAAGAGTGCCTCGATGACTGCTCCGCCGCAATCGACATGGAGCTGGCCCGCCATGGCCGCGCCGCCGACCCGTCCGACGAGGACATGGCCGACAGGCTCATGCGCGTGTGCCGCTCCATGGCCAACAGGGTCATGCCCAGCGGGGGCGCGGACGTGCCAGTCGGCGCGACGCAGGCCACCGTGACGGCTGGCCCCTACTCGCAGAGCTTCACGCTCCCCACGAGCTACGGCACGCCCAAGATGCTCGCCCCCGAGCTTGCCCTGCTGGGCATCGGCGGCGCCCGCATCGGCTGCGGCCAGATGGCGTAGGGGGGCGCGATGATTCGAGGCGAGACCGTCCAAGTCGCGCTGCGCGTGGACGGCGGCACCGACAGGCTGGGCAACCCAGCCGTCGCCTACGCCGACCCCGCGCCAGTGCGCAACGTCCTCGTGGCCCCCGCCACGGCGGACGAGGTGGCCGCCACGCGCCCTGACGGCATCGTGGCGACCTACACGCTGCACTTCCCCCGCGGCTACAGGGCCGACCTTCGCGGCGCCATCGTCACCGTGCGCGGCGACGAGTACCGCGTGGCTGGCGACCCCGTGCCCTACACCGAGGCGGATGTCCCCGGCGAGTGGACGATGCCCGTGACCGTGGGGAGGCGCGATGGCTAGCGTCGGTCTGACCGACCTCAGGCCCGACCTCGGCGGCATCGACGCCGTGCTCAGCTCTGGCGCGGTCGTGTCCATGCTACAGGGCATCGCGGGGCCGATAGCGGCGCGCGCGAACGCCAACGCGCAGGTGCGCGGCGCGGAGTACCGCGCCTACGTCAACCAGCTGACGTTCGTGCCCGTCGCCAAGGTCGTGTGCGGCAACTACAAGGCGCGCGTGGACAACGCGCGCCACAACACGATTCTCAAGTCGAGGTGAGGCCCATGCGCTCGATAGCAGAGTTGGTCGTGGCCCACCTCGCGGCGTCGCTCGGCGTGCCCGTCTCCTCGCAGGTGCCCGCGACGAGGCCCGACAGCTTCGTCGTGGCGTACCCCGTGGGCGGCATGTCGGACCGCGACGCCCTCCACACCGACGTGGCCGTGCAGGCGTGGGCCAGGTCCGCGGCGGACGCCGAGGAGCTTATCCGCGACGCCTGCGACGCCATGCGCGCCACCAGCGCCACCATGATGGCCGACCCCGTGCCGCTGGGCGCGGACGAGCGACACGTCTGGTGGCAGGCAACGTTCACCGTCCACGCGCTCTGGTAGAGCGCGAAGGGAGACTGACCAATGGCAAACAACAACGCCGGGCTTGCGAGCTTCGGACGCCCCAAGGACGAGCAGTACTTCTCGGTCGCGCTCGCCAGCTCCAGCCCCACCATCCCCACCACCTCCGACGCCAAGCTGACGGGCTTCGAGACCGTTCGCGTGTCCGAGAGCGGCATCACGCCCGCCGTGGACCTCGGCAAGGAGGACCCCGTCCACGACTGGGCGGGCAAGGACGTGCTCAGCTCGCCGTCCAACCCCTCGGCCACGCTCGAGGTGCCCATCATCGACAACTCCGTCGCGGCCAAGAAGCTAAAGTACGGCGCCTCCAAGGTGGACGAGAGCGGCAACGCCGTGTTCGACGGCTCCACCGACACGTGGGTGGTCATCGTGGACGAGCTGCGCAACGACGCCAACGGCGACCCCGCGTCCATCGTCCGCACCATCTACCCCAACTGCGTGCCCCAGTCCATCGACCTCGGCACCCACTCGCGATCCGAGCTGATCATCGACACCGTCACGTTCCAGGCCCTCTACGACGCGACCATCGGCGGCTACTACAAGGAGCTGGCGCCCGTCGCCATCTAAAGGAGCGAAACTTTGGCTGACTTCACCATCGCCGCGCCCGTCCCGTTCGTGGTCGAGGGCGCGGGCGGCAAGACCTACGAGCTTCCCCGCTTCGCCGACCTCACCGCGGAGCAGGTGGACGGCATGGCGGACGTGTCCGAGGCGGACGGCATGGTTGCGCAGGTCAAGGCCATGCGCGACTTCGTGCTGTCCCTGTGCCCCGACCTCGCCGACGAGCCGCTGACGGACATGGGCTACATGCGCCTGTTCCAGGCCCTCGCCGAGGGCAGCGGCATCGAAGTGGGGGAATCCTAGGCGTCGCACTCGCCGTGCGCGAGCATGGCGACGCCCTCGACTTCGACCTGTACGACAGATGGCGAGTCAGGCTGCGCGACGTGCCCTCCACCATCGGCTGGGGGGCCGTCGCGCTTTTTCTTCGCCACCTGCCCTACGACAGCGAGACCAAGCGCGAGATGGACCCCTCCGCGGCGTGGAGCCGCACCGAGCACCTCCTCGCGCTGCTCATCGACACCATCGGCGACCTGTTCGCCAAGGATTACGAGCACCTGCAAAGGCCCGGCGACGCCAAGCCGTTCGAGACGGCGGAGGCGGTGACGCCGATGGACTACGAGCGGGTGCTGGCAAGGTTCAGGGGAGGTGATTCTGATGGCTGACGCGGTAATCGGCTCGGCGTACCTACAGGTGATCCCCAAGCTCAGCTTCTCCAAGCTCGGGTCCGACAGCAGGGACGCGGGCAAGCAGGCGGCCAATGGGTTCACGGGTGGCTTCTCGGGCGAGTTCGGCAAGACGGGCACAGCGCTCAAGAAGGGCTTCAACCTCGCGGTGAAAGCTGCCGTCGCAGGCTCCACAGCGGCAGCAGCTGGAATCAGCGCGGTGACCGTCGCGGCCATCAAAGGCTTCTCGGAGTACGAGCAGCTCGCTGGCGGCGCGCAGAAGATATTCGACCAGATGGACTTCGGCACCATCGCAGCAGACGCCCAGCAGGCTTACAAGACGATGGGCATGAGCGCAAACGAGTACATGGAGTCCATCAACCAGACGGGCGCGGCGTTCGCCGCCACGATGGGCGACCAGAAGGGCTATGACACCGCCAAGCGCGGCATGCAGGCCATCGCCGACTATGCCAGCGGCACCGGGCGCAGCGTGGACGAGCTGAACGAGAAGTACAGCATGATAACGCGCAGCACGTCCAGCTACCAGTCCATCGCCGACCAGTTCAGCGGCATCCTGCCAGCGACGAGCCAAGGCTTCCTCGAGCAGGCGCAGGCGGCAGGCCTCCTCAGCGGCGAGTACACGTCGCTCACGGAGGTGCCGATAGCCGAGTACCAGCAGGCCGTGACGGGCATGCTGGAGAAGGGCACCGAATCGCTGGGACTCATGGGCAACACCGCACGCGAGGCTACCGAGACGATAAGCGGCTCCATCAGCATGCTCAAGTCCAGCTGGTCGAACTTCGTGACCGAGCTGGGCAAGGACGATGCCGACATAGAGGCACGCACGGGCGAGCTGGTGGATTCCGTCATCGCGGTCGCGGAGAACGTCATCCCGCGTGCCGTCGAGATCGTGGGCAAGGTCATGACGCAGGTGCCAGCGGCGCTCGCTGCGCACGCACCGCAACTCATGGAGGCCGTCACCCAGCTGCTGGACGGCGTGACCAACGGCGCGTTCTCCAAGATGGTGAGCGCGGTCGCGCCCTACGCCAAGCGCATCGGCGACGCCGTGCAGGGCATGATGGAGCGGTTCAAACCGCTCGCCCCCGTGGTCGAGGATATAGCGGGCAAGGTCGGCGGGCTGTTCATGGCCGCGCTGCGCGCCGCGACGGGCGTCATCGAGGACCTCGCGCCCGTCGTGTCCACGGTGGCGGAGCACGCCCTGCCCATCCTGTCCAGCGCGCTTGGCATCGTGGGCGACGCGTTCAACGCCGCCATCACGCTCATGGAGCCTGTGGGCACGTTCCTCAGCGAGACGCTGTCCGCCGCCATCGACTGGATTGGCGAGAAGCTAGAGGCGTTCGCCCAGTTCGTGGAGACGTGCTTCGACGGCATCGGCAGCGTGGTCGAGGGCGCGGCGAGCTTCCTGAAAAACCCGTTCAAGGCCATCGGCGACCTGTTCACGGGGACGGGCAAGAGCGCGACCGACACCAGCAAGACCACGCAGACCGCGTTCTCGGCCATGAACAAGGGCGTGACCAACAGCGCCAAGAGCACGCAGTCGGGCGTGAGCAGCTCGTGGAGCGCCATCGCGCGCAGCGCGGGCACCACGCAGTCCAGCATCTCGGGCGCGTGGTCGCGCATGTCGAGCGACACCACCAGCAAGTTCACAAAGGCGAGCGGCGACGCCACCTCCCAGATGGGCACGCTGCAATCCAACGTGGACGCCAAGACGCGCGCCGCGCAGCTCGCCGCGACGGCCAACTTCGAGACCATGCGCGCGAACCTCGTCTCCAAGGCCACGAGCGCCCAGACCGAGACGGGCAGGCAGGCCGACTCCATCAAGGCCGCGTGGGACAAGTCGTACACCATGAAGGTGAACGCTAGCGCCGACACCTCGAAGGCCACGTCCACGCTGCGCAGCTTCCAGAGCAGCTGGAACGGCTACAACGTCTGGGGCACCGCGTCAATCTCGACGTGGGGCGCGGACAACTCCATGAGCTGGTTCCGCAACAGCTGGAACGGCTACAACATCTCGGGCTACGCCTCAGTCAGCACGTGGGGCGCCGAGCAGAGCCTGCGCAACCTCATCAACGGCTGGTCGGGCTTCACGGTGCGCGGCAACGCGGTGGTGTCCTCGTCTGGCGGCCACGGCGGCCACTACACCTACGCCAAGGGTGCACTCGTCCAGAAGCACGCGGACGGCTTCATAGCCGACCGACCCGTCCACGGCGTGGACATCACGCGCCACATCGCGGGCGAGGCTGGCGGCGAGGCCATCATCCCGCTCACCAACAAGCGCTACGTGCGCCCCTTCGCGGAGACCGTCGCCAGCTTCATCGACGGCGGCGGCGGTGGCGTGACCGTCACGGGCAACACCTTCGTCGTGCGCAAGGAATCCGACATCGACGCGATCGGGCGCGCTATCAACCGCGACGCCGAGCGGCTTAGGAGGGCGAGGCTGTGAGCGACTACGCATTCACCTACGACGGCCACGACCTCGACTCGCTGTTCGTCGTGAGCGAGGTGGAGCGCGGCCTCGCGCCGTGGGAGCCGACGCTCGTGGACGTCCCCGGGCGCCACGGCTCGATGCTCGCGGCCACGCGCGCAACGGCGGTCACCGTCACCGCGACGCTGTACGCCCGGGCGAACACGCGCGAGGGGCGCCAGACGTCCATGCGCACGCTGGCCTCGTGGCTGGCGGTGGACGGCGCGCGGCAGCTCGTGCTCGGCGACGAGGGTGGGCTGCGGCGAATGGCTGTGCCGACCGACACCGCGCCGCTGTCCCAGTGGATTGACGCCGACGCCGTGCAGGTCACCTTCACCTGCCCCGACCCGCGCCTGTGGGGCGAGCACGGCACGGCGACGGTGAGCACGACCGCCACGGTCACCGTGGGCGGCACGGCGCCGACCGCGCCCACCATCCGCGCCACGGCGGCGCAGGCGGGCGACGGCGGCTTCTGGCGGCTCGTGGACGAGACGGGCGCGGGCGTGTACGTGGAGCTTGGCAGCGGCACGCACGCCATCGACGCCGACTGCGCGGCGCGCACGCTGGCCGTGGACGGCGCGACGGTCGCGCTGCCGCCCGCGTTCGACTGGCCCTCGTGGCCCGCGGGCGAGCACACGCTGACGCTCACGGGCACGGGCGCGGCCACCGTCGAGTGGGACGAGAGGTGGTGGTGACGCATGGCATTGCCGCGCATCACCGTCTGGTCGCATGACGGCGCCGCGCTGGGCGACCTCGACCCCGAGCAGGTGGTGGACGCCATCGCCACGCGCGAGGTCAACGGCGAGGACAGCCTGGAGCTGACCACCACGCAGGAGCTGTCAAAGGGCGACCGCCTGCTGTGGCGCGACGGCATGGGCGCGTGGCGCGAGTACGTGGTCGAGGGCGTCGAGAGCGACCACGGATACGGCCAGCCCATGCACGCCTACCACTGCGTCTGGTCGCTGCAATACGACCTCAGCCGCACGTTCGTGAGCGCCATGCCCGGCACGGGCGGCACGCCCGCGACCGCGCAGCAGGCCCTCGAGGCCGCGCTGGGCGGCACCGCGCGCTGGCAGGTGGGCTACGTCGAGCCGACCGAGACGGGCAGCGCGTCCTTCTTCCGCACGAGCGGATGGGAGGCCCTGCGCACGCTCGTGGAGACGTGGGGCGGCGAGGTCCGCGCCACGGTCGAGGTCGGGCTGGGCGGCGTGCAGGCACGCTGGGTGGACCTCGTGCGCCACGTGGGCGCCGAGTCCCCGACGCGCCGCTACGACTACGGCGGCGACGTGCAGGGCATCGTGCGCACGGTGCTGGACGAGCCGTGGACGTGCAGGGTCGTGCCGCTTGGCGCGGCGCTCGAGACGGAGGGCGGCGGCTACGGCCGCAAGCTCACCATCGAGGACGCGAACGGCGGCGTGATGTGGCTCGAGGACGCCGAGGCCGTGCCGCTCGTGCGCGTGCCCGACGGCGCGGGCGGCTGGGAGTACCCCACGCAAATCGTGGAGAACGACCGCATCAAGGACGCCGAGGCGCTCAAGGCGTGGGCCACCGAGCACCTGCACGACTGGACGCGCCCCAAGGTGGCATACGAGGCCACCGTCGCGCAGCTCGCAGAGGCGGGCATGGACGCCCAAGGCGTGGCCGTGGGCGACGAGTGCTACGTGGTGGACGCCGCGTTCGGCACCGTCCCGATCCGAATCCAGACGCGCCTGCTGCGCATGGAGGAGCACCTGCTCGACCACTCGCAGGACGCGCTCACGTTCTCCAACCTCGTGGACGGGCTGGGCAGCCAGCTCGACCAGATAGCGCGCGGCGTGGCCGACGTCCAGTCGCAGGTCACCGACCTATCGCTCAACCAGGGCACGCCCGAGTACGTGCGGCGCCTGATAGGGCGCGTCAACGCCGAGGCGAACGCCACCGGCGGCTACACCTACATCACGCAGGGCGAGGGCATCCGCACCTACGACCGCGCGGTCACCGACCCGCTCGTCGGCGCGGAGGCCACGCAGGTGGTCGAGGTCAAGGGCGGCACAATCCGCATCGCCGACAGCCGCGACGCGTCGGGCGACTGGGAGTGGCGGACGGTCTTCACCAGCGGCCACATCGCCGCCGACGTGGTCACCGCGGCCAACATCACGGCGGGCTACATCCAGTCCGCGGACGGCGGCACGCGCATCGACCTCGACTCGAACGAGGTGCGTCTGGGCGCCGCCGACAGCTTCCACGTCGTTGCGAACGACTCCGAGCTGGGCTTCTACGAGGGCGCCGTGCGCGTGGCCTACATCAACGGCAACCAGCTGTACATCCCGCGCTCCGTCGTGCTCGACCGCATGCAGGTGGGCATGGAGGGCAACGCCTGCTGGGAGTGGGTCATCGAGGATTCTGGCAACATGAGTCTTAAGTGGGTGGGCTGATGGCTTACTTCTACGGCAACGGCGTCAACCACTGGCGCGCCTACGGCAACGTGGCAACCGAGAACCGCAGCGGCTCCGTCACGCGCGTCACGCTCGTGGCTGGCATGCAGGCGACGGGCTGGGGCTTCGACATCTCCTACATCGACGCCACCGCCACGGTAAACGGCCAGTCCACCACGACCTACGACAATGATTTTTATTCTCCCAGCGGCGGCTGGGCGGCGGTCGACATGGCGACCAAGCAGCTCGACATCACGCGCACGCACAGCGCGCAGACGGTCAGCGTCTCGGTCAAAATCGTCAACTCGTCCAGCTACATGGACGGCACGGACACCGCCTCGTCCACCGTCACCGTCCCCGCGAGGGCCAGCTACAGCGTCAGCTACAACGCCAACGGCGGCACGGGAGCGCCGAGCGCCCAGACCAAGTGGCACGACGAGACGCTGACGCTCTCCACCACCAAGCCCACGCGCAGCGGCTACAGCTTCCAGGGATGGGCCACCAGCTCGGGCGGCTCGGTGGCCTACGCGGCTGGCGCGGCGTACAAGTCCAACGCGGCGGTCACGCTGTACGCCGTGTGGGCGGCGTCGAGCTGGACCGTGGCGTACAACGCCAACGGCGGCACCAGCACGCCCGCAAGCCAGACCAAGCACTACAACCAGACCCTCAAGCTGGCGAACGCGATCACCCGCAACAACAGCTCCGTGAGCTACACCGTCACCTACGACGCCAATGGTGGCAGCTCCACGGGCGCGACCAACAACAAGCAGACGGCCACCACGACCACGACCTACACGTTCGCCCACTGGAAGGCCACGGACAAGAGGACGTACAGCGGCGGCGCCAACTACACCGCCAACGAGGGCACCACCATGACGGCGGTGTGGACGCCGAGCGCGTCTGGCGGCACCGTCACGCTGCCAACGCCCACGAGGGTGGGCCACAACTTCAATGGTTGGTACAACGGCTCCACAAGGGTCGGCGGCGCGGGCGGCTCCTACAGGCCCACGGCGAACGTGACCCTCAAGGCGAGCTGGACGATACAGACGTGGACGGTGCAATACAACGCCAACGGCGGCTCTGGCGCGCCAGCGGCGCAGACCAAGACCTACGGCCAGACGCTCAAGCTGTCCTCGACGGTGCCGCGGCGCAGCGGCTACACCTTCCTCGGGTGGGCCACGGCGAGCGACGGCACGGGGACGGCCTACGCGGCGGGCGGCAACTACACGGCCAACGCCGCGGCGACGCTCTACGCGGTGTGGATTGCCGTGCAGGTCACGTCGGTGACTGGCTACCGCTGCGAGTCTGACGGCACCAAGGCCGACTCTGGCACCTACGGCCACATCGAGGCGTCGTGCAGGGCGCTCGGCACGATAGCTGGCACGCTCACGGCGACGGCGACGGCGAACGGCACGGCGATAACGGTGTCCCCGTCCAGCGGCAGCAAGACCGCGACCGCCGACCTCACCATCTCGCCCACGGCAACGTTCGGCGAGTACGACGCGGGAACCTCCATCACCGTCATGGTCACCGCGACCCTCTCCGTGAGCTACGGCGGCGCCACGCGCACAGTCACGGCGCAGCGCGGCATGGTCATACCCAAGCCGTTCCGCATCATGGACTTCGTGCATGGAGCTGCCTACGACGGATTCACCGAGGGCGCGGCCATCGGCTCGGTGGCGACGCTGGTGGGCCGCTTCGAGGTCGCGCTGCAAACCGTCTTCCGCAAGACCCTCTACTTCGCGCAGAGCACGTTCGGGCGCGACGAGGAGGTTTCGTCCAACTCGGACGGCGACACGAGGCTCGTGTTCTACGACCGCGCGAGCGCGTGGCTGGCCTACATCGTGCCGCACAAGAACGTGGACGGCACCAACTACCTCAGGCTCACCACCTACGGCGAGGGCGGCGTCGGCGCCGACACGGCGAACCTCTATCTAGGCAGCGACGGCACGCGCAAGCGCATCGGCACCGACGCCAAGTGGACGAGCAACCTGTACATGGAGTCCACGGGCACGGGACTCAACCTCGTGGACTCGACTGGGACGGCCTACCCTGGAATCCGCGACAACGGCTCGAACCTGTGGATTGGCGCGAACTCGTCCACCGAGCGGCAGCACGTCGGCCAGACGTTCATCAGCTCGGGCTACAACGGTACGGCGGGCTACGCGACCATCTACGTGGCCGTCCCCAACGCCGACAACACGGGCGCGTCGCTCTACGGCGTGTACCACACGAACAACAAGCCGTCCCCCGCGGCAATCGGCGCGGTGGCGATGAACGGCGTCACGGACGCATGGGTGGGCAACAGCGGCGGCACGGTCCAGCATTGGAACGTCGGCGCCCTCGTCGCCAACTCCAACAACTCGACCTACGCAGGCCACAAGACGGCACTCATCGTGCAGGACCACACCGTGAGCCTGTACGACAGCACCACGGCCACATGGCTCTGGTCAGCCTACACCGACAAGAACAAGCCGACGCCAGCAGCCATCGGCGCGCTCTCCGACGTGACCGTCTCCACCAAGACCGTCTCGCTCCCCGCCAACACGAGCGCCGTGTCGGTCACCGCGCCAACGGTGAGCGGCTACACGTTCGTCTGCTGGCTGCAACCCGCAGGCTCGGGACACACCAACCCCGCATACATGGAGAGCGTCAACTCCGCGACCACCAGCCTCTACTCTGCCAACGGCACAACCACGGCGGCGAGGTCGTACAAGTGTGCCGCCCTCTACAAGAAGTCGTAAGGAGGCCGAATGGGACTCAGCAAGCGCGTGACGCTCGCCAACGGCGTTCAGACCAACTACCACCGCATCCGCACCATCATGCACGACGTCGGGAGCAAGACCCTCGTGGACGTCGTGAGCTACACCAGCCGCGCCAAGCGCGAGGAGGAGAGGGAGGCGGGCGGCCTCGTCGAGACGTGCGTGGCCGTCGAGTGGCACGAGCACGACTACGACGACGCGCTCACCGTGGCCGACGCCTACGAGTGGCTCAAGACCACACCGACATTCGAGGGCGCTACGGACGTCCTTGACGAGTAAGAAGGGACAGACAATGCCACCATCCATCGAAGTGTTCATCCAGCCCATCCGCGACAACATGGCCGCGCAGGTCGTGGTGGAGAGCCTAATCATGCTCTCCGTGGTTGACGTGCTCATGGGGCTGGCCAACGCCTGCTTCATCCAGCACGACTACAGCTCCCACGAGCTGCGCGAGGGCATCACCCGCAAGTTGATGAACCTTGGCATGGTCTGCGCCGCGAGCGTCATAGACAGCATGCTCATCGGCGGGCTTGACCTTTCCAGCATGAGCATCCCCATCCCTGACGGCTCCGTGGTGGTCGCAATCTGCATCACGTTCTGCGCCATGGAGCTTTCCAGCATCGCCGAGATCTGGGCGGAGGCCCACCCCGAGGCCAGCGACTCGCCCATCTGGCAGATGCTCGCGCACAGCAAGGACAGCCTGCGCAAGGAGGTTGAGTAGATGGACGAGCAGAAGCCGCCCATGATTGATGCCGAGACGGTCGAGGCGATTCGTCGCATGGCCGAGGCCGCGAAGGAGGCCGAGAAGAATGGCGACCGCTAGCGACCTCCTGCGCGTCGCGCGTGCCGAGGTGGGCAACACCAGCGGGCGCAAGTACTGGGACGCCTACTGGCGCGGCTCGTGGAGCTACGTCGACGGCGACACCACGCCGTACTGCGCGTGCTTCGTGAGCTGGTGCCTCGCTCAGGCTGGCGTGACCGCGCCACACTTCCCGAGCGCCGTGGCGTTCGACCAGAGGGACGACCTGGGCGGGCGCAGCGTCTCGCGCTGGGACCTGCAACCGGGCGACCTCGTGGCGTTCGACTGGGACGGCGACGGCAGCGGCGACCACGTGGGCATCGTGGAGGCCGCGCACGGCGGCGGCACCTACACGTGCATCGAGGGCAACACCAGCGGCGGCGTCGTGGCGCGGCGCACCCGCTACGCATCGCAGATAGTGTGCGGCATAGCGCCGCGATACTCCGAGGAGGACGAGATGACCGAGGCAGATTTCCAGCGCATCCAGAAGATGATTGACGAGAACAACAAGAAGGTCGGCTGGTGGGTGTGGTCCTATAAGTACAAGCCGGTGAACGGCGACAAGGACGCCTACGCCCTGTTGACCGAGGTGCCCGTGCGAGTGTGGGGCTACCGCAACAAGGAGTACGAGTCGATGGATGCCTACCGCATCCTGCGTGACGTGCGCAATGCGCTTTTCCCCAACGCCGCCAAGAAGCTTGACGGCTACGAGGCCAAGGACGGCGTGCTCGCCAAGTTCGACGGCGTGCTGGCGAAGGTCTGCGCGGCGCTGGGCATCAAGCAGTGATCGGCGAGGGCATGAGGTGGGCCACGATGGCGGCCGTGGTGCTTGTCTGCATCGTGGTCGCCACGTGGCTCTACATCGACATGCCATAGGAGGCGCAATGGACGAGATTATCCGCTACACGTCGCCGCTGCGCGCGCTGCGCGTCATGGGCCAGAACATAGAGGGATGCCGCGTCTGGGTGAGCTACGAGCAGGGGCCGCGCGAGCTGGACGTGGAGCCTGTGTCAATGGAATGGGACGGCGAGGGCACCGTGCTCACGGTGGACCTGACGCAGGAGCAGACCGCGAAGTTCCGCGAGGGCAGCGTCAAGGTGCAGGTCAACTGGGTGACGCCCGAGGGACGGCGCGACGCGACCGTGACCAAGACCATCGGCGTGCTCGAGAACCTGCTGGAGGAGGTCAAGGGGTATGGCGACTGACCTCATCGTCATAGGCCACGAGGCCGCCGACCTCGACGTGCTGGGCGGCGCGGTGACCGAGTTCACCGAGGACCAGTACATCCCGATGATTCAGACCGACGCGCCAGAGTACGAGGGGCCTTAC